GGGAAGTGGCTCGAGAGACTCAAAGAGGGCCGCTTCTTCGATTTCCTCGATGACTGCGGACAGGCCGGGGTGGCTGCATTAGCTGCCGCTACTCCGGTCAGGTCCGGTTATACTGCATCCAGCTGGTCTTACGAGATCAAGCGGAGCAGAAACCGAGTCTCGCTGGTCTGGAACAACTCCCACGTGGAGCAGGGTGTCCCGATCGCAGTCATATTGCAATACGGGCATGGCACCAGGACCGGTGGCTATGTCCAGGGCGTGGATTATATAAATCCGGCGCTCAGGCCTATATTCGACAGCATCGTCAAGCAGCTTGAAAGCGCGGTGAGAGGCTAGTGGCGTCAATCGAGGAGCGGGTAGTCGCTCTTAAGTTCAACAACGGCCAATTCATGAACGGGGTTCAGGACTCTCTTAACGGAGTCAAGAAGCTCGAGGAGGGATTGGCATTCCGAGGCGGTGTCGAGGGGATCAATCAGGTCTCCGCGGCCGCCAAGAACCTTAATTTCTCGGAGGCCCAGGCGGGCATTGCTGAGACCACGAGCAAATTCTCGGCTCTCCAGTCGATTGCCTTCGGCGCACTCGCCAGCATCGGTGGAAAGATCGCAGAAGTCGGCTCCTCGATGCTCTCGAGCTTCACTGTTCAACCGCTTATCGACGGCATGAAGGAGTACGAGCTCCAGCTCAACTCCGTTCAGACCATTCTCGCCAACACTGCCCAGAAGGGCGAGACGATCCAGACCGTTAACGCGGCTCTGGACCAGCTGAACACTTACGCGGACCAGACCATCTACAACTTCGGCGAGATGACGTCCAACATCGGTAAGTTCACCGCTGCCGGTATTGGACTGGATGACTCGGTCGCGTCGATTAAGGGTCTGGCGAACTGGGCAGCCGTCGCCGGCGCCAACTCCGAGGCCACCTCGAGGGCGATGTACCAGCTTTCGCAGGCCATGGCCGCGGGAACGGTGAAGCTTCAGGACTGGATGTCGCTGGAGAATGCCGGCATCGCTACCAAGCAGTTCCAGGACCAGCTGATTCAGACCGCCAAGGTCCACGGCAAGAGCGTCGACGAAATGATCGCCAAGAACGGTTCATTCAGGCTCTCCCTCCAGGAGGGATGGCTGACCCAGGAGATCATGATGGAGACTCTGAAGCAGATGGCCGGTGAGTACACCGACGAGCAGCTTCTCTCCATGGGTTACACCGAGGAGCAGGTCGCTCAGATCCAGGAACTGGCCAAGACTGGTATGTCGGCGGCTCAGGACATCAAGACGTTCTCTCAGTTGATGGGCGTTATCGGTGAGGAGCTGGGTTCGTCTTGGGCTCAGTCGTTCCGAATCATCTTCGGTGACTTCGAGCAGGCCAAAGAGCTATGGACCAAGGTTGGCGCATTTCTCACAGGGCCGAGTGGCGTCATCACCCAGATGGGTAACGCTAGGAACGCTCTCCTCCAGGGTTGGGCTGACCTCGGCGGTAGAGAGAAGGTCCTCGAGGGCCTCGCTTCCCTGTTCCACGCCATGTGGGATCCGCTGCAGCGCATCGGTCAGGCGTTCTCGCAGGTCTTCAGCGGCCCGTCCGCCGAGGGTCTGTACGCAATGTCCGAGGCTTTCGCAAACTTCATGGCTAAGTTGGTCCCCAGCGAGGCCACGGTTGAGTCAATCGGCAACTACTTCGAGGCGTTCTTCCGAGTCGTCAAAATAGGTGTACTAGTCCTCACGGACTTCGCCAAGGTGATCGGATGGATTGCTGGCGGAGCGCTCAAGGGACTGGGAGCCATCATTTCCAACCTTCGTGGCCACACCGCGGGTTGGTCTTGGAGTCTCCTGGAGAGCGTCGAGGCCGTTCAGAGTTGGTATGAAAGCCTGAATGTCGCCGAGAACGTCATCAAGGCCCTCATCTGGACAGGCAACGGTCTGAAGCGTATCTGGAACAACTTCTCCGAGGGGTTCCATGACGAGATCACGCCTAGCCTCAGGCGCCTCAAGGAGGCCTGGGACGGTCTGTGGGAGGCTCTGAAGACTGCGGGCTCCAGTATTAAGGAATCCATCGTCGCCCCCTTCCGGGAGCTAAAGGAGAGCGCCCAGGAAGTCGGGCAGGCACTCGGTATAACCAGCGACTCCACCGAGGAAGCCGGCGACACGGCTGAGGCGAACGAGTCCAAGTTCACCAAGCTCAAGAACAAGATCGTCGAGCTCTTCGAGTCTGCTTACAAGAAGTCATATTTCTGGGGGCAGCACCTGGCCGACCATCTTATTCCGGCGATCGATAAGCTCACCAGCTTTATCAACTGGCTGACCGAGTGCATCAACAAGCAGGCCATCGTCGTCAGCGACTGGTTGACTCCCAAGATGGAGCGACTGGCTGCACTCTACGATGAGGTGTCCACCAAGTTCAGCGAGTGGGCTGAGGCCATGCAGAACGGGCCCGATATTGCTTGGTTGTCGTCACTTGGCGGCATCCTTTCATCGTTCGGGGCCGGTGTCTGGGGCGTCCTCAAGAATCTGGCAACTCTGAACTTCGACTTCGACACCAAACCGTTCCATAAGGCATTCAGCGACCTCAAGACGCTCATGGGCGAGTATGCCGAGTCTGTCAAGTACGGCTGGAACACCACCAAGGACTTCATCGCCAACCTTGAACTCAAAGACAAGGCTACGTCCGGGTGGCACAACTTCGTCAAGCTTATCCACGGCATTGGTAAGGTTCTGTCCACTGTTGGCCACTACGCCGTCATCGCCGCCAAGGCTCTCATCGAGCCGTTCAAGGGCGCATTTGCTGAGCTCAAGAACATGGCGGACAACGGTGACTACGGGGGCATATTCGACGCCATCCTCAAGACGGGCGCTCTGGTTACATTCCTCGCAATTGCCCGGAATGTTATCAACACCTTCAAGGAGTGGGGTAAAGCCGGATCCAACTTCGCTGGAATCCTTGGCAGTGTCAAGGACGTCATCGACGGGTTCAAGGAATCAATGGAAGCTACGACCGCCAAGGTCAAGGCCACCACTGTCCTTATTCTCGCTGGCGCCGTTCTCGTTCTGGCCGCTGCGCTCTGGGTCGTCGCCCAGATCCCGGCAGGCAAGATTGTGGCCGCTGGTGCAGCTCTATATTTCATGTTCAACATGCTCAAGAAGGCGGAGGACGAGCTGTCCAGCGCCGGTGAAGGTAAGGACACGAAGGGGCTCGCTAAGCGAATGCTGGCGCTGGTCGTATTGGCCGGAGTCGCACTCCTACTGGGCAAGGCGTTGAATAACATCGGCACCATGGACTGGGATGATATCCTCAAGGGAACCCTTGGGCTCTTCGCAGTCATAAAGATGCTGATGATGGTTGCTGATACGACTACCAAGAAGAACAAGGATATCCTGGCGTTCGCTCTCACGGCGATTCCGCTGGGCATCGGTGTTATGCTCCTTGCCTATGCGGTCAAGCCGCTTGGCGAGATGAGTCTGTCGGACCTGACACAGGGTGTTCTGGCACTTGGTCTTATCATGAAGATGATGACCATGATGTCCCAGATGGGTACGGTCAAGATCAAGAAGGCCTCGGCATTCGCATTCCTTGCGCTGGCATTTACCATGCGACAAATTGCAAAAGTCCTAACCGAGATCGGTGAGTTGTCTTGGGGCGACACGATCAAGGGCATCATCGCTATGGATATTTGCCTGGCGTCCTTGACGTTCACTGTCGAAAGGCTCGGAAGTGACAAGCTCTCCGGCGGCAAGTCTCTTGTTGGGGCTCTAACGATCCTTGTCCTGGCGGCGACGCTTAAACTCATCGCCAGCGATATTGAGAGTTTCGCATCCATGCCATGGGGCGACTACCTCAAGGGTCTGGTCATGATGTCAGCGGCCCTGGCCGTTCTCGTTGGGATCAGCTCCATCGGTGGGGGAAGTCTCGCCGGTTCCGCGGGCCTCTTCGTGACTGTAGCAGCACTCGCTCTCCTGGCGCCTGTCATGAAGATGCTGGGGGAGATGGACTGGGCCACCGCAGGCAAGGGTATTGCTATCATGGCCCTGGGGTTGGCCGCTCTTGTGGCTGTCGGATACGTTGCCGAGTTCGCCGCAGTCGGTCTACTCGCATTGGGCGGCGCTATCCTGATGATCGGGATGGGTGTTGGTCTAGCGACCGAGGGTATCGCCAAACTGGTTGATGCCATCGCGAACCTGTCGACCTCGGGCGCCGATGGTGTCCAGACATTCCTCGCGGCCGTCGACGGCTTCATTGAGAGAATGCCTGCGATGGGTACGGCGCTCGGCGAGGGCTTCATCAACTTCATGCAGGTCCTCATCGACAATTCGGGCACTATCGTCGAGTACCTCAAGCTTATCCTGACGTCTGGCGCTCAGGCTATGATTGAGTCTATCCCGACGTTCGTTCAGCTCATGACCACGATCCTCCTGGCGATCATCCAGGTCATATACGACAACGCCCAGGCTCTGATCGACTGCGCTATATTCTTGATCCTGACCTTGTCGCAGGCTCTCATTGATAACATGCCGCAGTTGGTCCAGAGGGGGTCGGACGTACTCATATCATTCTTGGATGGTCTGAGTCAGAAGATCCCCGAGATCGGCCAGAAGGCTACGGACTGTATCGTGGCGTTCATCACCAGTCTCGGCGACGAGATGCCCCGAATCACCGATGCAGCGGCCAAGACCGTCATCAAGTTCATAAACGGACTTGCGGACGCGATCGAGAACAATTCCGAAGCTATGGCTCAGGCGGGTGTTCGACTCATCAGTGCCATCAGTAGCGGCATCGGCACCGGCATCAAGACTCTCGTATCTACGGGGGTCGCGCAGATGAAGAACGCTGGTATTCAGCTGGTCAACGGCCTCAAGAATGCGATCACCGAAAAGCTCTCCTCCATCGCCAGTGCGGTCACGAGCATGGGTAGCACCGTTGTTTCGAAGGTCAAAGCGGCGTTCGGCATTCATTCTCCTTCGAGAGTGATGTACGAGATCGGTGATTTCCTGATGCAGGGTCTTGCTAACGGTATCACCGATAACACTGAGCAGGGCATCGCAGCGGCCACCACCATGGCCACTGACACCGTCGACGCGTTGTCCAAGGGCTTCGGTAACTCGAAGGATATTTGGAACAACGCATTCGGAGAGAATGCCGATCCGACGATCAAGCCGGTTCTGGACCTATCGCAGGTTGAGGAGCAAGCGGGTCGTCTCGACGATATCCTTCCCAAGGAGGAGATCGCCGGCACGCTCACGACGACGGCGACTGCACAGCTCGCGGGACGAGTCGTTACTAGTACTCCGGTGAAGTCGAATGACACCGCCGCCAGCGAGACGTACAACCAGGGCACAAGTCTCGTGTTCAACCAGTACAACAACTCGCCGAAGGCGCTGTCCGAGGCGGAGATCTACCGCCAGACTCGCAACCAGATCGAGCAGGTGAAGGGAGCCATGTACGAGCTATGATTGAGTCAATCGAGTTTCTTACGTACCGACAGCAACGCG